TGTCTATTTGATCGTCAATATTAGAAATTGTATCGCCCAGAGCCTCCAACTGGGCTTCTAGTGAACGTGATGCGCCTAACGCTTGGAATAATGCTGGACCGAGCGCGACGGCCAGAGCCACAGCAGCGCCGCCGATGGCAAGTTTAAGACCGCCAAACCCAGCGAATAAATCCGGCAACTGGATAGCTAGAGCGCCGAGGAAGTCGCCCGTGACTGCTGACTGCTGCCCAACTTGGTTAAGCTGCAAGGCCACGTTTCGTAAGCCGTTTGAGTTTAGCTTAGAAGTGGCTGCGGACGCGTTTTGCGCTTTGGTGACTTTAGCAGTCGCGCCGATATAGGACGCAGCAGAGGCTGCTGATTTCTTGTAAGCAGCTTCAGCTTGTTTGACGGCTTTTGCTGCTTGCGTAGCAGTAAGAGCGCCTGCTTTTTCCGCGCGAGAAACGCTCGCTAATGCAAGTCTGTATTCCTCCGCAGCAGCATCGGCTTCCTTCATCGCACGTTTAATGCGATCAATGCCGACCTCTCCCCCCTTAGTGTCCGCTGTGAACTTAATTTCAATTGGGGGAAGAGCCATTTTATTCCTCTATTATACTAAGCAACCGCTCGTGTTCGCTCTTGCCTAGGTGTCCCGGTATACTCTTGGACCGACCCTGCGCTTCTCTTTCCACATGGAACAGATACCAGAAGTGCCTTGGCCTCATATTCCAGAACTCTGACGGTTGGATGCCAATGGTCTTAACCGCGACCGTGAACGCCCACTTTACGAAGCGGGCGCTTTCTCCTTTCCCACAGAACTACCTTCTGCTGCCTCTTCAATCTCTGCACCGTCCATAACTACCATCAGTAGCTGACCGAGTGCCGTGACAGTCATCTGCAAGCGGGCAACTGATTTGCGCGCACGTTCAGCCTCACTGTCCTCTTCCGTAAAGTTTTCGCCGCCCGTCAGGTTTCCCAAAAGCGCACGGCGAATTTCACGAACTCCAGCACGGCAACCAGCCGCTTCCAGCATCACTTGGTAGGCACGAGACAACTTGGTGAAGTTGACGCTCATCGGGGCTTGCATACCCGCGACGATCTCATCAATCCGCATTGCCTCTTCTACCTCGTCGAGAACCTCAAAAGCCTTCCTGTCGGAAAGAATGTAGTCCTCGCCCTCCCATGTTAGTGTGATGTCGCCCATCTCATTTGCTCCTTATGATGCTGTGATTGCACCGCCGCTTTCAAGCGATAGGGTGAAGGTGATCGTGTCTGCCTGCTCACCAGTCGCTTCGAAAGAGGTGATGAAGAACGAGCCAGTGTAGGTCGCAAACGTGCCGAACGAAACCCTAAACGAATGAAGCGCAGTGCTTGAGGCTGCTGCCTGTGCGAGCGCCGAGTAAGTGCTGCCCTTGGCGACACCCGTGACGCTTAGCGTCATGCTCTTGACCCCGACGTCATCCAGATATTTGCGAACGCCATCGTCATCCTTGTCAGTGATGTCAATCGCTTCGTTATTGAACGTGAGCGTGTCAGTGCGCGCTCCGATAATGTCGGCATAGGTTGCCCCGTCCGACGCATATTCAATCCGCATGTCGCGGCCAGCTTCAGCAGCCATCTTGCCCGTCCTTTCGTTCTGGGTTTAGTGGAATATATCACAGCATCAACTTGATGCCTAGTTATGCCTCTTGATAGGTGATTGCGAAGAGCATCGGGCGATATTTTGTAAACCCATCTGGGTCTTCAATAATACCCGGCGAACTCTGGTAAAGGCAGTTAATGATGTTCGTACCTGTCGCCGTCAGCGTAGCCCGGTGCAGAGCGGCATGGATAAAGTCTGCGCCTTCCGCCACTTGTTTCGTCGCACTCTTGGTTCCCGTGCCTCGTCCCCAAGGCGTCACTTGGACAACGATAGTCTCGCCAACGGCGTCTTTGTCATCAAACGGATTAGACGCAGATGCTGAGAACGTGACATAGGGGAAGACAGATAGACTTGCCGAGTCTGTATCCTGCGGATGCTCGACGCCGATTGACACTGCGAAGCTGCTAACGTCGCCGTCAGCGGCCAGCTTGGCGTAAACCGCCCCAAGAATGCCTTCAGTTTCCATTACAGCAAGTCCTTCAGTGCGTTCTCAAGTGCTTCCTTAAACGCAGGCTCTGCCTTCTGCTTGGCCGGAACCATAAATGGACGAGGTGCGATTGAGCGGGTTCCGTATTCCAAATAAGCAGCATATTTTGCCTTGGCAGAAACTGTTACTGTGAACTGGCCCTGTTCCTCAAGCGTGATGCTGCTTGCAAGCCGTCCTGTATCTGAAGCGGGTGGTTGTCCCGGCGCAGATGCCTGATGCGTAGCGGACAGCCCAGAGCCGCTGCGTGGCGCAACAGGAACCGCACGACCGTTGATGGTTCGGAAAATGCTGTCGTAGACCTGACCAGTTTTCGGACCCTTGTTAATTGATTCCACGATCCCCTGCTGCACGTCTGTGGCAAAGTCAAAGATGGCGTCAGAAACCTCATCTCTAATTTCCTTGCTGGCACTCTCCAGTGCCTTCCGAACTGCATCAGAGCCTGTGACATTCAAAGTGACCGTCATGTCGCTGGTCCAAGCTGCACGGTTATCTCTAGCCAATCGTCCATGTAATCGACATTGGCAACGAACCTGATTTGACCGTTTCGACTATCAATCACAATCCGGTCTTTCTCGGTCAGCCCTGAGAAATACCGCGTCACCACCTTATAGTTCCCGATGGCCTCTAGTCGGTCAGAACCCCACATCTCGCGCCCTGTGAGGGGCTTGACCATCGCACGGGTTGGCGCACCTGAGATTGCCGCCCAGTTGCGTATGGCGCCGCCCATGCTGTCTACGGTATCGGTTTCCCTCTGGAACGAAACCTCAGTGCGAAGTTGGCGAGCATTGTATTTTGAGCAGCAGGCTACCACGCGAGTTCGTCCCCCCGACGATAGAAGCTAAGAAGGCGCTTAATCTCTGCGGTCATACCTTCGCAGCCGTCGTATAGCTGCTCCACATAGCCCCGTATCGCTTGCACGATTGGGTCAGGGATAGAGCCGCTGCCATATCCTGCGACGTAGGTGATCTTCACCGCGTCCTGCGCTCGCAGATCACTGGGCCATGTCTCGCCTTCGTTCAGATAGATGCGCCCGCTTTGCAGGTCCACTTCATACTTGTCGCTAGAGAACGTGCTGACATTGTTGGAACGATCAAACGTCTCAACGCTAGTGACCGACTGGAGCGGCGGATAAGCTACGTCAAAGGTTTCACCGCCGCCAAGAATATATGGCCGACTGCCAGTATGGACGCCGGGGCCAAGCGCAAGCATTCGGTCATCAGCGCCAGCATATTGGAAGCCATCGGCCTTCATTACGAACGTCTCGGTCAGAAGCGCAAGGCGTAGATATTGCTTGCAAGCCTCTGTGGCGGTCGAAACGTAAGCCGCAATCACCGCATCGTCTGCGCTGCCATCGACACGCAGAAAGGTCTTCATGTCTGCTGTGCTAATAGCTGGGCTATCTGTGCTGACAGTTACATAAGCAGACTTGCGGTTGAATCTCATCCCTCAGCCCTCTTTGCCATCGCCTGCTCGCGTCGCCACTTGCTGCGGCTCACGGGGCTGTCTGTGTTATCGATGTAATCTTCATAGCTGGAATATGATAAATCACCCGGCTCTGCGTTCACTGCTTCCGGCTTGGCTTCAGACGGAACATCCTCATCAATATCGTCAGTCATTGTTTGCAGCCTTCCTTGGCCTACCGCGCTTTTGCGCCTTGTTCTCTGGTGCGGCAGGCATTGCCTTGGTCACAATCTCACACGCGCCAGCGTCAATCAAAATGCTCAGAAGATTATCGTCCACTTCATGTGACGAGCCTTCATGCCATACCTCAACCCTGATGCCGTTCGGAGCGACCGGAAGCGTGCGTAGCATTTTAATCTCGGTCATGGGCTGTGTGTCCGCTGTATGAAGATCGCCTTATCCCAGACATTAACATTTTCATCGAACGTAAGGAAGAAGCGCAGCCCTTCGGCCCCAAAGGCATTCGTCACGAACAGAACTTTGTTGAAAACAATGAAGTCCTGAATGCCGGAACCCTTGGTTAGCGGCTTGCGTTCATCGGTGATAGAGTTGGAGTAGCCAGACCCAATCTTGCCCGCCATGTGAACAAACGTCTGTGTTGAGCTCGCCTTGTCTACCTTGAAGTCAACGCTGACCGTGTAAACCTCGCCGGTCGCCTGCGGCTGGAGTGTGTTGCTTGACCATACGTCAAGCGGGATGCCTCGCCGGAAACTTGTGTCGCTGTCAGCCGCCGCACCATCAATGCTGAGAAGCGTCTCAGTATCTGCGCTGATTGCCTGCTTGTTGTCTGCTGTGTGCGTATCGTCGTGGTAATAGAGCCATCCGCCGTCATAGCCGGTGCGGCGCTCTTCTCCTGCATCAGTGCGAATGATGAGGTCAGCACCTCGCTTACCATCTTCGGATGCTGCGGGAATCTCGTCCCAATTAATTTGCGACATGGTATTCCCCGATACGTGAAAGGATGGGGCGACCGAAGCCGCCCCGCCCTAGTTAGGTAGCAGCCGTTCCGCTGTCGATGGACGCCGAACCCATGTTCGCCCCCATGCGCTTAGTGGCGTGGACATTCACGACAGCATTGGTGCCAGTGGTGCCAACAGCAGTCATGCGCACATAACGCTTGCTGCCGATGTAGCCGATGGAGCCAATCATCTTGTCATCGTCGGTGTCCGAGGTCACGGTCAATGCAGCTTCAGTGCCGACAAGGTCAGCGTCAGCCACTGCGGTCGCGCCTGCGTCCGTGGTGTCATCGCCTTCCTCAACTTGGAACGAGAAGCCAGAGGCCGTGCCAGCGTCGGTGACAGTCGCGGTGCCAACAGAGAACGTAACGCTCTGCCAGCCCTGCATGTCGATCCAGTCGCCTTCGGCTTTGGTGGTGCCGGACAGGGTGGCCGATAGGCCCATCCCATATTCGGCGTCGTTGCGGGTGTCAAAAACAGCCATGTTTAATCTCCTTACGCTGCGACTTTGCCGATGGCGATGCCATCGAAGTTGGTTACATCACCGCCAACGCGCTGTGTCGTGTAGTACGTCACAAAGCCTTTGTTGGAATACGGGTCACGAAGAACCTGCAAGCCAACACGGTCAACGATAGTGTAGCACGACGACCAGTCTGCATAGACGACCGACAAGGCGTTGGCTGCAACGGCTGGCATGTCATCCATGAAGATGACCGGCTTGCCGAGAAGCTGAAGCGTTGCCTGACCGTCACGCAGAAGCACCGGGCCGAAGAAGTACGTGTCGGAGCCTTTAAGCTGCAATGCAGCGCCGAACGTGGTCCGCTTCATGCCCCAAGCTGCACCAGCCTGATAGCCTTCTGGGATAGCATTCTGCACGTCAATCAAGCCATCAGCATCCAGCGCAGCGGCTGCACCCATGTTGACCTGATTGATCGCACCGCGCTCGTAGGTGCCAGACACAGCCTGTGCAGCATATGTCAGGAATCCACGCGGCTTGTTGACGCCATCTCCGTTCACAAAGGCGCTGTTCTGCGTCCGTGCGAACTTGTCGGCAACCTTACCGGACAGCCATGCTTCGACGTCGAGGTACGCATCCTCAATCATCTCAGTCGTCATGCGCGGGTCAGCTTCGATCTTGTGAGCCGCAATGACTTTCTGGCCGAGTTCTGGCGTGTTGGTTTCGCCGCCAGAAGCGCCTTCACCGACCCAGCGGGCTGCTGCTTCATTGTCATCAATCAGGATGTCGATTGACTTGGCACCAGTCTGCTCGACGTTTGCAACCTGACGCAGAGGTGAGGTTTCAAAGATACGAGACACAACGGTGTCAGACAGTTCTGGACGAACCAGATAGCCGCCGTCCGGGTTGACGTCCGTAGACATGGACTTAATTTCAACACCTTCCGAGCCAGCTTTGAAACCAGCGGGCAGGGTACCGTAAGCCATATACTCACGAAGTGCATCGCGGTGCTTAGCCTCATGGTCAGCGCCGAAACCTTTGGCTTCTTCTGCTGCGCCGGGACGCTGCATAGCTGCCTCAAGTTTAGACTGCTTCTGCTGCATATCGTCCATTTTGGCGACGATCTCAGCAGACATGCGGTCATGCTTTTCCTGCGTCACGACATCTTTTGAGTCGCTCTTCAGTTCGTCAACTTCTTTGCGAAGTTCGACGAGGGGTTGGTTGATCTGCTCAACCAGCCCTTTGATTTCTGCAAAGTCAGACATTTTGTCCTCCAAAGTTTTGCAGGGTTTCAGATAGTAGGGCTTTGAGTTCATCAACCTCGCGCTGATTATCCTCTGGGACGATAACGTCTGCCTCGCGCAGAACATCATCGCGCCGCTTCCACGCTGCCGACGCCATGGCCTTGGCCTCTGACCGGGTGAAACCTAGATGCCGGAAAGCGCGCTCTACGTCGCGCACATCGGCGTTCTTCACAGATGTCACCATAGCCTCGCTGTTGGCGGGCATGGTCACCAGTGATGTTTCAATGAGGTCTACCGATTTGAGGCGGCGATTGTTGCCGTCCATCGCATAGTCCCTTGTAATATAGCCGATAGACAGACCATCAATGGCCCCGGCTTTGACTAGTTCGTAGGCGTCACGTCCCTTGGTAGACTTGGTGACGATGCGGCCTTTCATGTACAGGCCACGGCTGTCTTCCTTGTATTCATCCCAGACGCCAATCGGGTCCTCCATGCGGTGCTGATAGAGCATCTTTGGCTTGCGCATCCCCAGCGTTTCCATGAACGCGCCCGGCTCAATGACGTCGCCGTAGCTGTCCACGTTGCCAAAGACTGCACCGTAGCCTTCAATCTCTCCCTCTTCGCCAACCATCTTAACGCTGACGTTTAGAGACTTTTGCTCTACTTCCATGTCGTCTGACCTCTCGTCCCACTTGCTCACGCAAACCGCGAAGCGTTGGTCGTTATGCACCTTTGCAAAGATACCCAGAACTATATCATCAATGGGCATTTCTGCAAAGTGACGCGTATTTACGGGTTATCTTCTCAAGCAGAGATAAAGATTTCGCCTTCGGCTTTTGCATCCTTTAGGATTGCGTTTTCCTCCAGCCATCCCAAAACCTCGTCCGCATCATCTTCTTTATATAGACTCCGTATCTCATCAACCGTGTTCAAGGCTTCTCCGGGCTTGGCTGCTCTCAGCATGTCCATGGCTTCATCAATCGTTATTTGCACGATCATATCTCTTATATAACTTCAGAAGTTCCGGGTGGATTCGGTAATGCTCGCTCTCATCCATCATGTAGAGCGCAAAGGTTTCCGCGATATATTCGTCATCGTCTTCGCTGCTGTACTTTGATACCAATATGTCCCAATGGTTTTTTCTTGGCTCTCTAGTTTTTAGGAACTTATTAATTTCCCGCGACAGGTCGGAATCTCGCTCAGCAATGTGAATGACATGGCCATATTCGTGGAAAATTGTGCTATTTCGGCGGCGCTCTGGGTCTTCTGTATTGCCAACCGTAAACAAATACTCGCTGCGGCTTGTATTTCTCATCTGGTTGTATCTTTCAGAAAGTGACTCTTCTGGCTCTATTGTGGCGGATATATTCCGCCAGCTATCTTCTTGTCTGTCTTGATAAAGAGAGACGCGTTTCCGTGCTCTCCTAGCCAAATCTATTTGTTCAGAGTCTTTCCCGAACTTAGTCGGTACGTTTAGAATGCCGCGATTTCCGGTGTCTCTGTTCGTGATATTAGTATACACAGACGCTTCGACATTTTTCCCAGTTCTTGTCCCCGGCAGGTATCTGCTTATTGGCCCGATTCCGGCGAGCGGCTTCAACCCAAACCTTTCCTTTACCTCAAGGATCGCTTTAAGTTGTGGAGCAGTGGCTTTTACGTTTAGGCCTTTTAGATCAGCGGAATCTGCAAGACCTTTATCTGTAATGAATTTATTCATTGCCGCCACGCTCGTCGGAGCAACAAAGGATTCATATTCGAACGGCCCAGAACGTCTAGTTGCTGACGCCGTTGGCACACTTATTGCGCTGTCTCTATCCGCTCGACGATAGGTCATAGAGCAACGGCAATTGATGACGTTGCCAGCAGTGCCATTTGGGTCGCCGGGATATAACAAAGGCTCTTTCGTGCCAAAGATTGTCGGCACCATGAACGATTGCTCAAGCGCTACTCGCTGCCCATCTATGACGCGATGGTCATGCGTGTCGTCCATCAGGATGCTTCTAGTTCGCGCATCCTCAACGCTGTTCCATGTTTTGACGAGCGGTCGGGTTGATTGTTGCGCTGTGCGTAATGATGCGAATTGCGACGAGCCATGCGTTTCAGTTCTGGCAATGAGCATTGAGCGAGAGCGGCTGAAGCTGGGGATGGCTGCTCGCACTAGGTCAGCAATTTGCTGACTGCCCAAGCCTTCTTTCTGTCCTTCGTTAATCACGCCCATAATTTGCTTGCGGGTCGTCTCAGTGATTTGGAATATCTTCGCTGCGCCAAACCGTTCCAGATATTCCGCGACTAGCTTCTCAAACAGGCTCTCTTCGTCCTGCTTGGTTTCTAGCTGCGGGAAGCAGTCTTTTAGGTCATCAACTAAGTTCTGCCCAGTCTCACGCATAGCGATTTGGTAAACGTCACTGAGCATCTTGCCCACGCGCTCGTTCGCATTCGTCGGCAGGCTCACCATGTCGTCCGATTCATACTGGGCGAGCATGTCTCGCATTAGGCTTGTGAGCGTCTTGGAAACGATAGGCGTCGCCGCCTCTTCCATTTCCTCCAGTTCAGTAGCCATATGCGATCTTGCGAAGAAGTTCAGCCCCGGCGCTCTTGCGCGTCGTCATCGGGTGGCCTTCCGGCAGTAGGTCCGTGTCATGCTTGCCGCTGCGGAACTTGCCGTTCCTCAGTGCGTAGAGGTAACTATTTACCCGCGCATAAGCCCATTGGTCAGCATTGCTGACGTTTGGTCTCACGCTGCCGGGGTTTGTATTGTAAGCCCCGACGCCGCGACGAAACACTGTGGTTAAGGTGCGCAGGTTGGTGCGCTTAGATGGAACGTCGCCGACATCTCCGTTGTGTTCCTCAACCTTATTTTTAAGACCCTCACGAACCGCGTCGCTGACTTCTTCGTCTTTGCTCTCACGCTCCAGTTCATTGTACCGGGCGCGATACCAGTCGCGACCAGCCGCGCCACCCCATAGCATAGCGGAAGCATATGCTGGGCTGTCTCTTTCCTCAGAAAGAAATCGTTCATTTCTTCCCCACCACCTGTTGGCCTTCCTGACCCATTCGTCCGACACGCTTTCGCCATTCACGATGCGGGTGGCTGTGCGAATGGTGGTTGGCTCGATGCCGTCCCCGGTCAAGCCCTCCTCGTGCATCTCAAGCCCCTTGCGGTAGTTGCTCACCACATCAGCCGGGGGCTTGAACGATTGCTTTTGCTCCGCGCTCTTCTGCTCCATCACAGGGGCCAGCAGCGGCGTGTATTCTCCCTCACCTTCAGACGGGAAGCCCATCATCACGCGGCTTTCTTCGCGGGTCAGAACGCCTTTTTCAAACGCCAGTACTGCACGGTCAAACAGCTTCTGCCGGATACCTTCCAGCGCAGAAACGCTGTCTAGGTCCAGCTTGAAGTGGAGGTCTTCCCCGAACCGAGGCAGCAACCAGTTATTCAGCGCCCCAAAGAACTCATCCATCAGCGGGATAACAGTATCGGTGTATAGGCGCTCTTTCGCCTGCTCCAGATTGTTGAACGTGCTGGCGTCGTTGTCGATCAGCGGGAGCGGAACGCCAAACGCAGAGGAGACATATTTGGACGTCTCTTTCATCGTGTTGATGAAGTCCATATCCATCGGCGTCTTGCTCATCTCGACGAACTCAGCGTCGTCAGCCAGCATCGGGATTTCGCCGCTGTTGCGCTCACCGCTAAGAGCGTTCTTGAAATACTCCCGCATTCTCTGGATGGACTCACCGCCGGGATAGCCACCCTTGAACCTGACAAGACCGCTCGGTCGGGCGCTGTTCTTCAGCAGGCTGTAGTTCCACTTGCTGCCAGCGTTATGCGTATCTGCTGAGAGCGCAGCCGCCATCAGGGGCGATTGTCCCCGCCAGTAGTTATCGGGGTTATACGACTTGATGTAGAAAACCTGACTTTCGCCAGTCACTTGGTCCACTGCGAAATACTGCTCCGACTTTCCCTTCTTGTGGCAGTACGCCTTGGGCAGTCCATGCGCCCCCGGCTTGACCACCATGTCAATCGGATTGAGCGGCCATAGTTCAGCAGGCTGGCCTTCTGGGGTTCCCACGCAGAATGTTTCCCCGAATAGCATTCGGTTGACCATCATTTCCGATAGCCAGCTTTCATAAGCCTGCCACGGGTTAGGGCGAGCCATGAGCGTCAGCGCCGGGTGGTCTGTCAGCACCTCGTCGCCTTGGCATAGCTCAAAGCTGATCGACTTAGACGCCTCGACGATCTCTCGGATGGCGCGATAGACAACGACGTTAAGCTGATAGCCTTCGCGGATGTAGGCGCGTCGGTCGTTCGCTCCCTGCCAGCTTACAGTTTCGTTGACTAGAAAAGACTGCCCCGCTGGGTGCTGCTTTACTTCCGTTTCTTTTTTGCTGAAAGGCCAGACCATCAGAGCACTCCGAAGACTTGTTGAGACGTCCCGCCAATCATCGGCTGGAGAGCATATCGCAGAGCGTCGATGAAGTGGTTATTAGCATCGACTATCTTTGGCATTATATCCCCGCTCAGGCGGTCTTGCTTATACGAGTATAGGCGGAACTCTCGCGCAGTTTCCGCACAGTCAGGGTGTAAGATAACACGGTCTCGCGATTTTATAAAGGCAACGCCATCTTCTACACTGCCGCCCCATTTCTTTACTGGCTTGATGCTAGAGATGCCGTGCCGTTGCAGATAGCTGATGCTCTCTGGTCTGGCGCTATCGGCCCGAACTGTGTGCTGCTCAATCAACGGCATTCGCTCCCGCAGGAATGCTGGCGTGTCGTCGATCTCTAAGCCGACGCGGCCAGCCTCTCTGCGTATATATACACAATCGTTGTGCAGATAACACTCTATGGCTGCGGTCGGGTCTTGGGCGAAACCAAAGTCTAACCCGTAGTATGGCCCATCCCATTGCCGTTGCGGCTCAAACTCTCTCACCTCAAACTTGTTCGCGAAGACCTGCGCGTCACTGTTCTGAAGATATGCTCCCTCCCAGATGTGGGCATAGGTTGCCGGGTCTAGCCGCTGCTGTTCTCTCTGCCGTAGCAAGTTGAGGTTCGGAGGGAAGAATGGATTACCTGACCAGTTTATCTCTCGAATGATGGCACCGGCTGGCGGCGTCTGTCGGAAGCGTTTATCAACCGGGGAAGCATCGCTGCGCGGGTTCCAGAGCGCCCACAGTTCCGATTTGGGCTTCCGAAACACAGTAGCCTCTAACGCTAGCCAGCTATCTTCCGGCACGTCTTCAGCTTCCTCGACAATGGTCAGATCGATGCCTGCGAGTGACTTGATGCTGCTGCTATTATGACGAAGCCCGCGAAAGACAAACTCGGTTCCATTGCGTCCGCGAAGATAATCAACGCCGACATCGTAGTGAGCCGCCAGCCACGGCGTTCGCTCAATGGCGTCCTTTACCTCGCGGTGGAAGCTGTCCTTGATGCTGACTTGCAGTTCGCGGGTGCAGAGGATGCGCAGAGGTTCTGCGAAACCCCACACAGCCGCCATCAGTGCTGCTGATTGTGACTTGCCGGAGCCTCGACCCCCATATGTCGCCCGGTACTGTGCGGAGCCTCTCAGCGGCGCATAGACCGGGACAAGGCTCGGCGGCAGGTCAATGGAGGCGCTCTTCGTCATCTGCTTCGTCAATATGAATATCTTCTGCTGCGCGGATGATGATTGTATCTGGAACCATCGTTCCGTCGCTTGATGAGTGATCTACTTCATGGCGCTCTGACCATTTAGCCTGCGTCTTCATCCAGAAGATCATGGCAGCGGTGTCGCCATCCTTTGCCTTGTTGAACAGCGCCCCGCCGATGGTTGCGTTGGCCTTGGCGTTCGCCTGCTCTAGTTCCGCCTTGTAATACTTGCGGAGGGTCTTGGGGTCGATCTCCAGAATGCTCGCGATCGTGTCCTGCCGCGTTCCTACTGTAGCGTGAAGCTGGACAAGCTGTCGGCTTTCCTTGGTTGGCTTATGTGGGTTTCGAGACACTGGCTATCTCCTGATAAGGCTTGCCGCTTTCTATATGTATAGCATCTTTGCCGGTGAAGTCCTGCCAACGCTTGATGATGACGTCGCAATACTTGGGGTCGAGTTCCATCATGCGGCAGTCGCGAGCAGTCTTTTCGCAGGCGATGAGAGTTGTGCCTGTCCCGCCAAAAGAATCAATCACAATGGCATTTCGTCCGGTAAAGTTTATGATGATGTTTTCGGGCAAATAGACAGGAAATGTTGCTTTGTGAATTTCGGAGTATTCATTGCCAGACGCACTGGCCCCTTCAATGACGTTCCAATATGTACCTTGACCGAATTGAGGATTAATAAATTTTCGATTACCATCGCCAAAACACAATATAAATTCTACAAGATTGTTAATAACGCCCTTCTGAATATGTGGCGCGACGGTTTTTTTCTTCCAATAAATCACATCTTTGAATGTATCCCCGAACGCATCCACCATCTTAAATATTGTGCGCTTATTGTTTTGCACTAACCCAATATTATAAAACACTTCGTCGGAAACTGATAACATGCAGTTCATATTCGACGTCAAAAATTCTGAAAATTCATCTTGATTTTGATTGTCGTCAAATGAATTGTATTTTTTGATTGTTCTTGCGTTTCCTTTAACATTCAGAGAACCAGCATTATATGGAGGAGATGTGAAGCAAATATTGGCTTTCCGGCCATCCATCAGCTTATCAACCGCATCAATCGACGTGCTATCGCCGCACATCAACCGATGCCGCCCCAGCAGCCACACGTCGCCCTCGACCGTGATAGGCTGTTCCGGCGCGTCAGGCACGGCGTCCTCATCGGTCAGCCCTTCGGTTGGTTCGTCGGCTGTAAGCGAAGCAATCTCGTCCAAGTCGAAGCCTGTGAGGCTCAAGTCGAACCCATCTGCATCCAGATCGCCCAGTTCGATCTTCAGCATCTCGTCATCCCACCCGGCATCTAGTGCCAGTCGGTTGTCTGCAATAACGTATGCGCGGCGCTGGGCTTCCGTCAGATGGCTTGCATCAATCGTCGGCACCTCGTCCATGCCGATCTTCTGCGCAGCCATAAGACGACCGTGACCTGCTACGATGCCCTTTTGCCCATCAGTAATCACGGGATTTAGGAAGCCGAACTCCTTGATAGACGATGCAATCTTTGACACTTGCGCCTCAGAGTGCGTCCGGCTGTTTCGTGCGTATGGTATCAGTTCTGATACCTTAGCCTTTTTATATGCGGGAAATTCCCTTGCTTTACCCATCTTGTTTTAATCCTCAACCATCTTTGCAATGACGTGCTTGCGCACATATTCTGCTTCGAAACCTGCCAGCAAGCATATGTCAGAAAAGTCGGCTGTTTTAATATAGGCCCGATCTTGCCTCCAGCGCACGACATTTGCGTATGAGCCGGGTTCATCCTCTGGCATTGACCTCAGTGTATCACGCACGGCTGTTTCGAGAACAGCAGCCCACAGCCTGCGTTCTGGCAGTGATTGGTCGCCGGTCACGTTTCATCCTCCGCCATTCCACACTCACCGTCGTCGGCCTGACAAAATGCGTCGTTTTTCGCGTCAAATATCCAATCGCCTTGGCGTTCTACGAACGAGCGTAGCTGAGATAAAGGCATTTGATCGCGAAATGTTGCGTTCATTTTTTTCTCATGATCAATCCACCAAGCGGCGCGATATGGATAATGGCGAATAAGCGCGGCCTTGCTTGCTTCGCTTTTCAAAAAACACCCGTCACAATTTCCAAACGGGTTCCCGTTGTCCACGCTAGGCAGGTTCAGGTTAAAAGATTGGTTATTCCAAAATTTTTTGATGTCGCTTTTGACTACGCCAGCGTCCACCAGCGGGTGCCAGTTTGTTATCACCTTATCCTTGCTTCCATTGGCCCTGTGCGCCTCGTCTAATCTAATGCCGCGCGCCGTTGACCAGTGCGCCCAGCCAAGCCCACGGCAATACCTGCGCGCTGTTTTTATCTTCATTTCGGCGGTGCAAAACCGCATTGCAGTATTCGGGAGCATTTTTCGTTTGCTAATCAAAACATCAAACGGCTCGCCATTGCGGCTAGCGCTGTTGTGATTGACGCGCTCAAACCACGGCTTGTCACCGCGATACTCAAGCCAAACGATTGGCACCGACCAGCGCTCGGAAATTTCTTGTACAAAGTCTAGAGTCTCAGGCATTTCGCGGCCAGTGTTCTGATAAGACACGACAGCCCGATCTGGCAGGTCGCCATTAGCCTCAAGTATTTGGTGGAGCATGTATGCGCTCGTTCGACCGCCGCTGAACGCGATCTGAACATTTCCATCAGGCAGCAAGTAGTGACTCATCCCTCATCCTCCGCCATCGCGTCATCCAGCAGGGCAGTCACTAGAAACTCACCGACTGTCATGCCGGGCGGAACATTCCGCGCGAGCCAATCAATCTTTTCGTCGTTCAGATGTTGCAACAGAGACCCTGTTTTTAGGCCGCGACGGCGCAAATAGGTGCTGGCAGTTGACTGGTGGAGGCTCTCCCCGTTTGCACGCTTGGCCTTGCGGTCTACGTCAGTCCTGCGTTTCCGTCCATTATTTGCCCATGGGTTGATCATGTTCATGCTGTCACCTCATCATCGACCACGCTTAGCATAGCTTCAAGTCGGGCAATTTCCTCGTGCGCCAATCTCCATTCCGTCGTGGTCATATCCATGCCGTGATGCTGCGCCCAGAGATATGCGTCGAGGCGGTCTGCCCATCGCAACCACGCGTCATCGTCGTCGTCCAAATCAGGAAATTCCCCGGCAATCCTGTCCCGTGCAGCAATCTCCTCCCAGTAGTGACGAGCCGCAATTTCTGGCCTCTCGCGCTTCAAATCTGCCGGTAGGTCACCGACGATCATCTCACCGGCGTCGTGCGTCAGAGCGGCGCGCAAAAGATCGGCTGAGGGGTCTGGGTGGTGTTCTAGTATGATCTGCGCGACCCGTGCGTGATGTCCGTCTAAGCGGTCCCCAGTGCCTGCCATGAGCGGGTTAGTATGCCAGCGCATCACGCGACCGGACAGCCACAGGTCTGTTGGGTTAATATTGCTCATAACGTCCTCCCTATTTCAGCGTCTAAATTTTGCCATTATCTCTGCTGCCGCCTTGCGCCTATCTTCGACCGCTTGTTGTGGCCTTGGAGGCTCTAGGACAGCCACTGGGGCCGGTCTTAGGTCACGTCGGCGCTGGACTATCATATTGTGCAGAAGGCCCTCATGCGGGCGCTTAGACGAGTATTTGATGAGATACCGGCTACATGCTGTCTCAATCTCTTTCCTGCTGAACGGCTCTAGCGTGTCCATCCAGCCCTTTAGTATCTCGCGCTCCACAAGTTCATCTTGGGGCATCTGAAAATATCGGCTCATCAGCGCCTGTGCTTTGATTGCAATCCACGCCCGATGCTTTGCCCTGTCGTAGCCCATCACTCACCTCCCATTGCCAGTTCCGACACCATAGATCGGAAACCCGACTGATGCGGCTTTTCTATTGTATCTTCCCATCGATCGCCGTTGAGCCATGTACTGAGATGCGGCGTATACCTTGGGTCTGACCCGGCAAGGCTGTCAACGTATTCCGCCAGCTTGGCGCTAAGAACGTCGGGTGACACCTTTACCAGTGCCTTTTCCCAAGCCTTCCGTGCAGCCGCTTTGTTGATTTTCCGAGGATATGCAGCCCACGCGACATCGAATGTATTGGTTAAACTTACAGGGTTAATACTTACAGGGTTAATGGTAGGCAAATTCTGCACCACCCCTCCCGCAGATTTTGCACCACCCCCCTGCAAATTTTGCACCACCCCATGCAAAATATATTCACTTGATGTGGCCGAGCCGTCATCGCGGAACCTGTGCTTGCGACTGACGTGTCCTGCGTCCTCCAACGATTGCAGATGGTTCTGCACTGACCGCACTGACATCTCGCAATCTGCGGCCAAACGCTTGATGCTGGGGAAGCAGCCAAGGTCAGGGTTGTGCCTGTCCGCCAAGTGCAACAGAACAATTTTGGTCGCAGGTTTTAGGCCCCGAACGGTCCATGCCCACGCCGTAGCTTTGTGGCTCATAACATTCCCTTCTATTGTGGATATGCTGACCGCTCTGCTATTATGCGGACAGCGCATCCCGTCTATGCGCTCTGCCGGTAAGCGGACGCCCAGCCGCTTACCGGCCATCGGGCGGGGGTCATTATGCGAATGCCCCCGCCCC